TGCTAGCGGGAGCTCGTTATCAGCAAATGCTAATATCAACTTCTCAGCAACATGGGCTATCTAACATGGGAGCATTTATGAGTGTTAAATCGAAAACATATCAAATCGTTTTGAATGAGGAAACCGGATTAAACTTTCTAACTTCGTTGACAAGCGTGGTAGAGTATAATGATTTTTGCTGTACATTATATTTAGCTAACGCGTATCTTAATTCCGATTTACCAAGTGGAGAACACGTATTGCTTTTTACGTTACCTCGTAGATATCGTCCGCATTATAATACATATGCGTATATAACAAAAGCTAATAATCAGTTGGTTGGCCGAGTATATATACAAATCAAGCCAAACGGTAATGTCAGCCTATATAATTATAGTGATCGTTCGATTGGTACGCAGACAGCTTTGCATACGTCAGTAACTTGGACCGCTTAAGGAGTTATTATGGATGAAGTCCAGAACGAACAGCCTGTTGACGAGCCTCAAAATCAAAATGGAACTCGTATGATAGAACTAGCGTGCAACACAGCTAAAAAAGAACTTATTGAGTCAATAAATGCTGTGGCAACTAAGAATGGACTCCCTAGTTTTATCATTGTTATGATCCTCAATGAAATCGTTCTGGAGAACAAAATGGCTCTCCTAAACGATATTGTAAATTAACGGCCTAAAGAGGCATAAGTGAACAAAGATCCCCCGCAAAACAAAATACAAAGACTAGTTGGTATAGCAAAAGAAATGGCGAGCAACGATACATACGGATATTCTCAAAAACCTCCTTCGGGTAGATGGGGACCAGATTTCGATTGCTCGTCATTTATTTATTTTATAGCTAATCAAGCCGGATACGATGTCGATATTGGTAGCGATAAGGTAAGGTTCACTGGAACTATGCTAAAAGATTTTGAAAAAGCTGGATTTCAAATACTGCCATTCGCGAACGTTGGTATTAGCGATCTCAAAATTGGTGATATATTACTTAATTTAGCACTTCATGCTGAAGTGTATGTCGGCAATGGAGAATCAGTTAGCGCTAATTCTGCCGAAGATGGTGGTTATGTTGGAAGTGAAGGCGACCAAACAGGTACTGAGATCGATAAACATCCGGTAGTTACATTTGACAAGGGATGGGATTATGTTCTCAGACCATCAAACGATGAAGATGACGAAGACGACGAAGGTGGTGACGATGACGTGCCAATGTATAATCAGCCAGGTCAGGGTTTGAACGGAATGTATCCCCCAACGACATACAATCCCAATAATATGGGTGGTTATCAGCAAGGAAACATGCAGCCGAATATGGGTATGAATGGTGTGCGTCAGGGATATCCTCAAGGTAATCTCGGTCAGATGAATGGATATTCTCAGACGACTGCGGGCAGTCAACCGAATGGCCAAATGGGTTACCAGCAGGGATATCAGCAAGGTATGATGCCTCCTATGGGCCCTCAGGGGATGGATACTGATCTATGCTTTGTTGCGGGTATTGAAGGCGCTAAATCTCTCAAGGGTATTCCTAACGGTCGAAAAGCAGTCTTTGATGAAGACAAGCCGATTATGTTCATTCTCGGATTCGATCAACAGGGGAATGTTAACAGCATTAACGTCTATCAATTCGAGGAATGCTCGGAGGAGATGCCTCAGCATTTGTCTCCATTGATGCGGAATAGGCAACAGATGCCTATGGGAAGTCAAAATGGAATGATGCCTCAGGCAAATTACATTACTCGCGAAGAGTTTGACCAATTGAAGGAGATGGTGACAAATGGTGAATCCTCTAAATCCTCTAATGAACATGATGGCGGGAGGTCCGGTCAACAACCCAATGGGTCCAGGCTCAATGCAAGGACAAACTAACGGTGGACCGTTAGGTGCCATGCAGCAAATGATATTTAACAAGTTATATCAAGCTAATCCTGTTCTTCCTGGTTCTGGAGTTAGTTTTAGGGATTTTCTCACACAGTCACAAGGAAAAACCCCTGAACAAGCGTTTCAAGAACAAGGGCTTGATATTAATCAATTTCAGAACATAAACCCGAATCAAATCATGAGCATGATGGGTTTTTAGTAAGTTATATTTAGAAAGGAGTTATCATGGGTGAAAATGGTGTTCTCGGCGGTGGTGGTATGGGTCCTGCGGATACTGCGGCAGTTATGAGGGGTGCTATGAATTACGGTTACAATGATGGTTGGAGCGGCGGCAATTGCTGGTGGATTGTTATTCTGTTCCTTGCTATGATGTGGGGCGGCAATGGGTTCTTCGGAAACAACAACGGTTTCCAGAATGCTATTGGGTATGAGAACCTTGCCACTTCGAATGAGGTCCAGCGCGGATTTGATAATCAGAATTCTATGGCCAACGAGCGTGATATCCTTGCATCGGTTAATTCGAATTCTCTCCGGGGTATGCAGAATTCTAATATGAATTCTCAGTATATCACTGGTATGATTCAAGACAAGTACGGCGAGCTTAATCGCGACATTAACGGTTTGGCTATGATGCAGCAGCAGGCAATGAATAACCAGAACGATTGTTGCTGCTCCACTAAGATGCTGATTCAGGACAATACTGCGGCAACCAATGCTGCTATTGCCCAGAACCGGTACGAGGCTGCCATGAATATGGCGAACCTCAATGCGGGTCTTGCTCAGAATCGTTATGACGCTGCTATGAACACTGCCGAGATTAAGCAGATCGTTCAGCAGGAGGGCGCTGCGACTCGAGAGCTTATGCAAGCCAATAAGATTGAGGCGCTTCAGCAGAAGATTCAGGGGCTTGAGCTCCAGAATGCGGTCGCTGGCGTGGTCCGTTATCCTATGAGCACTGCATACAATGCTGGTTACAACCCATTCTGCAATTGTGGTAACGGCTGTTGTGGTCAGATGTAATGGCAGATAATGTAAACGAACCTGCGCATTACACTGCTGGCGATATAGAGTGTATCGATGCGATCAAATCTTCTATGGAGTACGATGCTTTTTGTGGTTATCTGAAAGGAAACGTCATGAAATACGTATGGCGTTACAACCTTAAAAATAACCCGGTGGAAGATTTGAAAAAAGCACGCTGGTATCTTGATAAATTGATAGATACCATATCGTAAACAGATTAGTAGAGGGAATCTTTATTACTCAGAGACTCTCTACTAATTTCAAAATGGAAGTTTTTATTTGTAGGAGATGTTTTAAGTGATCATTCTGACTAATACAGCTAGCCAGGAACTCGCTCCTGGTCAGTCACTTATTTTTAATAATGTTATCTTGCATACTGGTTGTAGCGAGTGTTTTCGAAACAACTCGGGGTCTGTAACGCTTGGTCGAAAGAATGCAATTTACGAAATCTCTTTTGATAGCAATATTGGTTCCACGACTGCTGCAACTCCTGCTCAGTTGGACGTTATGCTAAATAACACGCCACTGTCCGAAACAACTATGATTTCAACGACAGCTGCTGTGGGAGATCTTAATCATGTTGGTGCTCACACAGGAGTTCAAACGTGTTGTTGTGGTCCAGAGTATATCACCGTAACTAATACGGGTGATACAACCATTACTGTCGAAGACCCATCTCTCTTTATTAAGCGAGTTGCTTAGTTAAGGAGAGATTATGTTCACAGTGCCCATAGAAATGGTGATAAATACTGTTATAACTGGTGTCATCGGATGGGCGGTCAAGGTAATTTTAGACCAATTTAAAGCCTATCGTGAAGAGAGCAAAGAGTGGCGAAAAGAGGTTACTAATAAAATTGATAACATAAATAATGCTACTCAAGCTAATATGCGTACTAATATTCTTCATTATTGTGAAAAATATTTGGATCGCACTTGGGTTACTTCTGAGGAGTTAGCATCATTGATCGATTTGCATGCTAAATACGCAACTCTTAACGACCATAACGGTTTTATTGACGGCTATATGGAACGAGTTAGACAACTAGAGATTCGTGAAATTTAGCTTATTCGGCGGATGGTCCATAATAGATTGTCCGCCTTTATTTTGACTATTCTACTTTTTAAAGTTGACAATAATTTTATTGAAGGGAAATCAAAATGGAACTGGAAAAGAAGATTCAGACAACTCCAGAGGAACCTCATTATGCAGTCAAAGTTGATGATGCGTGGGGATACGAAATGCTTGGATTGGACCCTGTCGGTAATCATGATACGGAATATTCAGGTGTGTTTGGCACGCCCATTACAAACTTTACTGTAGAAGCTTCTGGCATTAAAAAGGCTCGTGTTCGGAATAAGCGAGGTAAGTGGCTTCCGTATGGACATAATTTTGGTATGAATTCTAAAGAGGGATTGGGTGATGAAACGCCCATAACTGGCATCGAGATAGTTGGCAGCGGTTTTATATTTAGCGTTCATGCAAAAGGTGGCGCATGGTTGCCGATTGTAAACACTAGCGATGTAGAGGGTGAAGTGCTCTCTATCGTTCCTTCGCAAATAGATGCTGTATGGATCGATAAAGCGTAGTTAGGACGGTTATGATTCTCAATATTGATGTGCTTTTTCCAAATCCTAGAATTGCTCAGGAATCAGAAAAAGATACCAACAAGTCGAGTACTGATTCTATAAGAGAAGCAAAAGCCAAAGTTCAGCGAATTATTGAAGACGGTAAGAATCGGAGAAAATAATGAATTGTATATGCATCGTAACCCGAACCAAAGATTATCTTGAGCATGCGGAACGTATGAATCGTAATCACAAATGGATCGATCGTAAGCGTGGCCCTAATGGTAAATGGATTTATGACTATGGAAATGGCTTCCCCGGAGAGAAACGTAAGCGTAGTTATGCAGATGTTCGACCTGATTCTGGAGATTTTGTAAGAGTCAATGGGCAAAAAGTATTTAAGGCAGAAGATGATACTGCGTTTATTCGTAATAGGTATAATAAGTTTAAAGGGATGACTAGAGGCCGTAATGCAGTGGATGCTTCTAGGAATTACAACGAATCTCGACAGAAGAATCAGCATTCGATCAAGTATAATGGGCGTCGATACGTATATTAGATGGGGGCATGATGAATCTAGTTTTAGATCTTTGGAAGTGTGATAAAGGCATAGATCTTTCAAAATGGAAGTCGCTTCATGGTCTCTGGGGTGTAATAATCAAAGCGGGTGGTCACGAAGACGCTGTCGGTGGTCGCTATGCTGATTCATGTGCTGAAGAGCATCTTAAGCAAGCCATCGCATTAGGGTTGCATGTTGGCTTTTACTACTATACAGACATACGAGACGATATATATGCAAAAGATGACGCAGATCATTTTGCAGGCCTGATCGATGATTTGTTGAATCGAACCAATGGTTATTGCGATTTGCCATGCTACATGGATGTCGAGGATGATCGCCAATTTATGCCGGACAAGTCGATTATCACACGCGTTATCAAAACTTTCTGTGAGCGTTTACTGACACATGATCGGTATCCCGGCATTTATACTTCTGGTAGTCGATGGCTCGAGAACATCAACTATAAGGAGCTCACCAACTATGCGAATTGGATAGCTTGGTGGCGGGAGATGTGGCCCACAGAAGCAGGCGAAATCGGAATGTGGCAGCAGGGAACCGGTAGTTTGAAGGGAGACATCATATATGATGACACTGGTTGGGCTGGATACCACGACATTAATTGGTGCGTGATTGATTATCCTGAGCGTATAAAGAAAGGCCATCTAACACAAAGTACTATTGAAAACGGGCCGGTTCCTGACAAAAATCAAAATGGAAGTGAAGTGATTGGTATGGGACGTGCTAGTGATGTGGTGAATGCAGCATATGGCGAGCTTGGCTATTATGCTCCGGACGACCCAGAACCTGGTTCTAAATACGCTCGATGGCTCGCCGATTTAACAGGCGAAGATTGGCTTCGAGGATCGTCATGGGAAATTGCTTGGTGTTGTTGCTTTGCATCTTATTGTCTTGCTCAAGGCGGCGTAAAAATGGATGGTTTCCCAACGCAGAACACCGACCTCGCTTTGAATGGTGGTGCGCGAAAGTACGCCATCGACAAGTATAAGGTGCAGTATGGCGATATTGTTATATTTAATTGGGACTGGAATAACACCACAGATCATATCGGTATCGCAACGAGCGAATTCGATGG